CGAATTGGCTCATCTGTACTATCTTGCTGATTAGATTGTCTAAGAGTAGATTGAATGTTTCTTATTACCAAAAGTTGTTTTGATTCACTATTCTCTATATAGGATGTTATGCTTTTTTTTCCAAACCTACTATAGTTATGTCTTACAGATAATGTTTTATCTATAACTGGTATATCTATGTGATTTACATTATGACCAGCAGTTGCCACGCCTGCTTTTCTTTTTAGTAATTTTAAGTTTTTGACCCCATATCCGTCTATGTTCAAAATTTCTGGTAAAGTTAAAATTATTGTACCTATCTCATCTGTTTGTCCACCTCTATCCTCTGGATAATAGTCATTTCCATAAAAATCTGATGTAGCTATTGTAACCCCACCAGCCCCTGCTAATACTCTAGTTTTTTTCGAAACAGCAATTAAATCTCTTGTTTGATAATTGGTTAAACTAGTTACATAAGTATAAAAATCAGGAATAGTAAGATATTGGTACACATCACCTTCACTAAAAACATATCTTTGTAAACATTCTTGAGGTATTCCCTTGCCTTCTCTTGCTAATTCTTTTATAATTTTAGCCCTGTGATAATGTATCCAAAATTTAATTTGTCTGATACCTATATTTTCCTCTTCATTAGTGTCACCATTATAGGCAAGATTTTTTATGTTGTATGCAATTTCGTTTAGTGAAGCCATAGGTATTGTAAATTATTACAAATTTAGCATTTTTTTCTCTAATAACAAAGATAGCCCTCAGTGTTAATATACACATCAGGCTATCAATGCAGCAGGGAGCTAAAATCTTTATTGATTTACACCTCGCTCAGTTTCGTTTATTTGCATTTCGTAACTTGGGTTTTCTATATTAGCAAGCATTTTTCTTGCAGCAATATTTAATATTTCTATTTGATAATTTTCTTGTATTTTACCATCATCAAAAACTTCTATAACTGTTGGTCTATAAAGATATACTATTCGAAAATATGTCGTTGGAGCAGGATTGCAAACTATGCCAAAATCACTAACCACAAATGATGGATTTTCTGCATTACTTACATTAAAAGGGTCGCTAGTGCTTACATCTTCGATATATTCTTTGTATCCTTTGAATTCTGCCTCCTTGCCTTCAATTTTTATAGCTATAGGATACATAAATTGTGGGTCGACAATATCATATCTGTTTGGGGTAGTCCAAGTAGCAATATCTGTATCATCCTGAGCAACTATTTTGTATAAACCAGTAAGAGCTGTTCTTGTTTCTGAATTAAAATCTATTTTGTTGTAATATTTATTTATGAATTCAGTAATTGATAAATTAAGAAAAATTTCTTTTTCATCATTTGTAAAGTAAGGCTGGTCTGCCTTATCAAGTAATAAATCTAAATAATCATTTGCATCTGATAAATTCATTTATTCCATAAGTTCTTTTATACCCTCTGGTGTTGATGAATCTTTTTGAACCTCTACTTTGTCAGTCTTTTTTTCTTCTTCCTGTACTGGAATTACTCCTGTTCTTAGTTGATGTTTGAGTAAAGCATACAAATCTGCATTTTCTTTTAACCAAACTATTGCTTGGTCATCTGTTAGGCCTATATTATTTGAGCCGTGCTTCCAAACTCCATTCACTTTAGACAAAACACTTTTATCTAATGCATTTTTTAAGAAAATTCTATATTCTTTGTCAGCATCCTCAAGTGTTGATGTAAATTTTGCTGGATTATCGCTTGCAAATTGTATTATTTTAGCTTTGAGCATCATATCATCTAAGTCTGGACTTAGTCCCATAAGAACTGACATGTTTTTTAATTCATTAATATTCAACATAGAGGCTGTTGTGATAGCTTTAGCAGATTCAATGCTATGTTCAGCAGCTTTCTCTTGCTCTGCCTTCATGTCTTGTATTATGAATTTACCTCCTTGCGTAATAAGTGGATGGTCTTTTAAAAAATCATATACTCTTCTGTCATGCTCATCATTTATGTCTAAAGATTTTACTGCTTGAAACATTTCAAAGCCGCTTACCTCTTCTCCATTTGGGTCAATTAATATTCTGTTTATACCTCTAGCGTCCTTATAATTACCAAACTTTACGTAATTAAATTTTTCTATATTTCTTGCTTTTATTAATACTATGTGTCTTTTCATTTTAATTTTTTTTTAGTTTCCCTGATATTATTTAATTCTTTTAGCTTTTTTATCCCTCACTATTTTGCCGTTTTCTATCCAAGTTTTATTTTGTGAATGTTTTTTCCATTTAAATCCTGATTGCCCACCAATATTAAAACGCACTTTGTTTTTTTCTGCGCCTTCTTCTTGTTTTTTATCCCATTTTTCTGGGTCTTTAGCAATGCTTCTTAGATATTGTGCAAAATTCATATATACAAATATAAAGAATTTTGGGAGAGCATAAAGCCCTCCCATCATTCATATTAATTATGCAGTAGCAGATTCTACTAAATGAACCGTACCGATTGCAGTAGCAAGATGTCCTGATAAATGCCAGTTAACACCATCACAAAGGAAAGTCATTTGACATCCTTCTAATGATTGTGCAACCGAACCATCTATAGTAATCTTAGATTCTGCATTGAACTTATCAACTTTACTATCAGCACCTAAAGTTATAATACCACCAAATATATCAGTAGCATCTAAACCAGTTGTTATAATAAAGTCTGCATCATCATCACTATCTACAGTAAAACAAAAATCATAGTATACTCCAGCAGATGTAGCAGCAGTAGGCAATGTAATTGTTACATTGTTATCTACAGCTGACATATCTACAGCGAATAAAGTTCCTGATTCTGTAGTTGTTAATGTTCTAGTAACCGCAGCGCTATTATTTATATTCT